TCGTAGGCATCGCTGGCGCGGCTGCCGGAGTAGCTGCCATTGTTGTGGGCGCTGCTGCCATTGTTGTGGGCGCTGCTGCCATTGTTGTGGGCGCTGCTGCTGTTTGTTGAGCCGCTTGCTGCGCCGCTTCTTGCGCTGCCAGTTGCTCAGAAGCCAACCTTTCTGCCTCTTGCTGGGCGGCTAGTGCGTTTGCTCTGTCTACCTCCGCTTGTAGCGCCGCAGTTTCTTCCATTGCTTGTTGATATGCCGCAGCCCTTTCCGCTTCTGACGGACCAGCAGGGCTAGTGCCTGTCGGGGGACCAGAAGTAGTTTGGGTAGGTGGGGGTGGCGGTGGCGGTGGTGGAGTGGCTCGCTCTTGCGCCTGCTCGACTGCTGCGGCGGCTGCTGCCGGAATCGCATAGGCCGGAAGCTTTGAAAAATCGAAGTTCGACATATCGATCTTGGGTTCAAAGCCACCCATCATCCCGCCCGCAAACATGCCGACAGGTTCTTGTGTTTCACGTGAAACACGTGCAAGGGGTCCCTGTGTGTAACCACGCAATAGGCCCGAGAGCCCTGATGAAATAACCGGCTTTCTCATTTGGTTTACCTCGCCTCCTTGTGCGTAGTCTCTATCCGTAGGATACCCCGCAGCGGCTCTTAACTGTTCGATTTCTCTTTCTTTCTGGGCCAATTCTCTAGCAACGCCAACACGCGCTTTGGAATCAGGGAAATTATCTTGATCCAAAGCCCCGCGTAGGTAATCTCTTCTTGGCAACAGACGTTTAGCGGGATCTTTTGGCAGCGGTTTGGGCGGCCCCATGCCGGGTAATTCCATTTGCGGATCGTTTGGGTCGTCTATTGAAAACGACGGTTCGTTTTTTCGCCCTTCGCGCATTGAGTATACGAGCCCGCTTTCGGGCAATACCATTTGTTGAGTGTCTTCAGGAAAAACTCTCTGTAACTCTTCTGCTGACAAGGTTTCTGGAAACCCTGTCAACTCGCCGGACGGAGCTCGTACAGGATCATCTTTTTTTATGCCTTCAAAACGGCGCTGTACGTTTCGAGCCTCGACCTCGCCGGGATTACCTGAGTACATTTGAAAAGCTTGTGACTGAACCTCTTCAATATCCTCTCTTTCTCTGAGTATAGGTCTGAGTGTTTCGATTTGTTCGTCGAAAGCCCCTGCAATTTTTTCTGCAACCGACTCGTTGTTTTTCACACCAGCTTCTTTTAACGCGTCGTTCAGCCTAATCATAATACGGTCAGAACCGTCATATCGAAAGCCTTCGCCTCTATATTGAGCGTCTACCGCGTCAATTTCTTCTTGAGGACGGTTCATGCTTCGTAATTGTGCTTTGCGTTTTTCAATGGCGTCATTTAGCTCAAGACGCGCAAGCTGTGGTTTAGAAAATTCACCTTTAGCTTCTACTTCGGCCTCTTCCGCACGCTCTTTTAAATAGCTTTGAGTAATATATTTCACTCGTCTAACTTTGTTTTCTGGCGCTTTCTTCAGAGCGTCCGTTAATTTGGGACCACCGGTAAGATTGCGCGCCGCTCGTTTACTGAAATCTAAAAAGTCGGAAAACATCGTAGGTTTTGACGCATCGTCAGTATTAATGACTAGATCATCCAGCGCGTCTTCAATGTTTGCTTCTACGGCTTTCAAAGAATCTCTATTTTTCTTTTTGCGACCCGCAAAACCGGTGGGTTCAAACATGCCGGTGTTTGCCCCACCGTAAAGACCTTCAATATCTTGTACCGCATGCTGAACTTCATGCATCAGGGTGCTCATCATTTCTTTACGGCCTTCGGGCGTATTTTTTCCATGAGCCAACTGAATAGTCTTGGTTTCTGGGTTGTAAGAGCCGTTTACAAACAAGGCCATCGGCGGAGTGGGCTCAATCCTTATACTGCGAAGCTGGGGGTATTCGTCAAAAAGTTGTGGAAAATCAACAATTTGCTCTAAAACAGGAGCGGGAAATTTTTGTAGCCCGCCCGTGCCTGCTTTGTACTCAAATCGCGTAAACCCATACTTGTTTAATTGATTTTCGTCTAAGTCAAAAAAACCCGGAATTGTCAGGTATTCTCTATCGTTAATTTTTCGGATTCTCATCCCTTGCATAGCAAGAAGACGCTCCTCTGTTCTGGTTTCGGGATCTAACAGTTTACCGAGTTCCACGTCGGGGTCTTCTGTCTCTCGGAAGGCTTGCTTGAACGCGACGTTGGACGTGGGAATCTCGTAGCGAACCTTGTTGTCTAAACTAGAACGGTAGGATTTGTAAGTGTTCGCGCCAGACTGCTTTTCCCAGCCCTCCGACGGGTCGAGCCCCGCTTCCTCCAGCATAGAAACAGTATCTTCTGCTTGTTTGCCAGATTTGCCTTTACCTGATCCAAAAATACCGAAACTGTTTCGGGGGACGTCGCTCACTGCTCTCCCTACCGCCATAGGGCCTGTGGCAGCAAGAAAAGGTTCGAAACCAGAAAATGTTTCGCCTGTTTTTGGATCTACGGTTTCAAAGCGTCCACGTTCTAGTGCGTCCGCGCCGCCCACCAACTGTCGTTTCATCTGTTCCGGGACCCGTGAGACAGCGTCCGCCGCCTGCGATCGGGCTTCAGGGCTGTCTATTAGCTCTTGTCCGTAGTCAATCAATGATCCAATACCACGAACTATAGGGGTGTAGCCCAAACCAAACTCACTTTCACCGTACACGCCGGGTGTAACCGTTCGGTCAACGATCTCTTCAAGTTGGTTGGTAACGGGGTTAAGTTGGGTTCTCGGTTCCCCAAACTCGGTAACAGGGGGCTGTAATACTTCTGTGCGGAAGGGAGTTAGATAGCTCAGTAACTGAGAAGGTAATGTGCCCTCTTCTTCGACACCCGGTATGCCATACGCAAACTCACGTTGAGCTTGATCTTGTGCTGCCAGCATTTCCGCTTGTGTACGTTCAGCCATAATAGTTTGCCGCTGAAATTAGTTGACTCGACGCATAGCCTTCTTCCCAATCGTCACTGGGCAGGCTCACAAAATTCCCTTGGCGATACCGCATCAACGCCTGCGTCGTGCTGTCCACCAAGTCATCGTGGGTTCCGTTCGGAAATGCAGCACACTCTTCAATCACTTCGTGCGCCCAACTTTCATCCGGAGCCCAGATCATCCCCGCTTCAAACAACGGAGAGATAGAATGTACTCTTGATAACTTATCATTACCACGGCTAGGTGTGAAATTTACAACAGGTATGCCCACCTGCCGCAGTTCGTGGGTCAGAGGGGTGCCCGTGGCTTTTGCCTCGATTATTACCGTTTCTGGCTCCCAATACTTGTATTGCTCTAACGCAATCTCTTTCAACTCGGGAAAATCCCACCGACCCTTCTTCGCATCCAGCAATATAAGGTTCGCGGGGCCCCCTGCCTCCTCCGGATAAAACACCCCCCAAGTAGTAATCGCACTGTAGTCTGCAGTCTCACGTTTCGAGAACGCCGTGTCGTAGCTCTGAATTACATACTGCAAATCCGGGATCGACGCACCTTCCCAAAAACGCCACCACTCACGCTTCAAGATCGCCAGCGTTTCTGACGTCGGCGCCTGCTGATACTGCGCATTCCACTGGTACGGTGGAATCGACGCCTTTACAGACTCCAACTCCTCTTTTTTCCAGAATTCAGGCCACGTAGGCTCGCCAGACGGTAAAATGGCCGGTAATTCCACCACTTCCCACTGGTCCGCATTGGGGTCTTTAGTCATTTGACGGATCAAATTTCCCGTCATGTCTTTCTCAGACCACCGCGTCTGTACCAGAACGATCGCTCCACCCGGCTGTAAACGCTGCCGGGGACCCGCCGTGTACCACTCCCACGCGTTCTCAAACCCGCTCGCCGACATCGCCGTCTGCTCCGAGTGCGGATCGTCAATAATTATCAAATCACCACCACGGCCAGCCAAGTTCGACCCAACACCAACCGCGTAATACATACCCCCAGACTTCGTGTCCCACCGACCCGACGCCTTACTGTCCGCTGACAAGATCGTATTATCAAAAATCTCCTGATAATCGTCCTGCTCCAGCAGATTTTTAACCTTCCTGCCAAAGTTCACCGCCAACTCAGTCGTGTGCGTCGCCTGTATGATCTTCATCGCCGGATTACGACCTATCATCCACGCCGGAAACAAAAACGACGCAAACTCACTCTTCGTATGACGCGGCGGCATGTTGATAATCAACCGCTTCAACGTCCCATTCGCGATCTGCTCAAGCTTCTCAGCAATCAAATGATGGTGCCGACCCGCAATGAACTGCGGCCACATAGAATTTACAAATGGTAAAAAATTATTTTGGCAGGATTCCACACGCTCAAGTTGCTTCAGACGCAACTCTAAACGTAATTTCTGAACGTCACTTGTGGAATCTAAACTGAGGCTCAAAGGGGTCCCTGACTTAAATACTTAACAAGAGGACTATAGCCCTCAGAACATGGAAACGTAAGACGCGGCGGCGATTTGTGCATCCCATTTACCGATACATCCATCACTTGATCCGCTGAATACAACAAACACTCCGGCTGCGTGTCCGCTGGCCGCCAACGCTGAACCAATACCCAACAATTACTGCCCTGATGACGAACCGCGAAGCTCACCTGAAACGGAGACAGGTTCACCTGATTGCCCTTCGCAACCTTCAACTCGATCATATGCAACCGCTTGTTACGGTCCATCAACAATAAATCTGGTATTCCCGGCGTCTGACTGTTCTCAATGCGCGTCAGTACAACGTCCGAGTCCAGCTTCTCAATGTTGGACTTTAACGTCTTCCAGAAGTTTGACTCCGTCCGCTTCGACATCAATCACCTTCTCACCCAACTGGGCCTTCAACTCGTTCAACGCCTTCACAACCTCTTCTTTCGACATCTGGTCAATCGACCCATGACGAATCTCGCTCTTGTTGACGTAGATGTCTCCTTGGGCCAAGCCCCGCGCTTTCTCAGCCTGCACCGCAGCACTGTACGCACCGTTCTCCAAAGCCTCGTCACGTATCCGCTGCAAATCACGAATGTGCCTCGAGTACGTCACTTCATACTTCTCAGCTAACTCGCGCCGTCGCTCACGCAACGCCTTCACAATATGCGGCGATTTGTTCGGATTTAACATCTCATACGCACGAGTGTGCGCACCCTTAACACTAAACCCAGCTTCAGCAGCCAGATTACGGAGCGTATCCTGCCCCTCTCGCGTTGCAACCAACTCGACAAACTTCACTTGCTTCCCGGTTAGCCGACTATCTTCCGTTACTCGCGGACGACCCCGCGTTTCAACTTTTCCTGCCTCTTTGGCCATGCATCAAATCCCATATCAGAGTGGACTTGGGACGCAAATATAGCACTTTTTTATCGCAGTTAAAGGCCCTTGGTACTTCGTTGGTTTTTATTGTGAATTGTTTGCGTGAAACCTGCACATGTACACGCTCGCCACGCGCGCGCCGGTCGCGACGGATCGCGCGGCGCGGCGCTCGGATCGCTGCAGCCGTTTAGCCTCGATTGGCCGGGGGCCCCTGAGCCGGGAACCGGGGATCGCGGGCGATGGATCGCGGGCGATGGATCGCGGACCGGGGACCGATGTTCGCGGACGTTGGAAGTTAAAACGCGGCACAAAATGACTTCCACGTTTAAAAAAAACAAACGCGCGCTGATCGCGGGCCGGGGATCGCTGGGCCCGTACGTTTTGCACTGGCACCCGGGCGGCGGCCCGGGCCGGTTTAACGCAAAAATAAGAACCAAAAAAAAGCCCGCTCAGGGCGGGCTAGATCCACTTGGGCGATCGGTTAAAACGCTTGCCGCCAACCGGCGACGTTGGAAACGTAACGCTCGACCATATCGAAAACATAACCGCGCACGTAATCGGGCAACCGATCATCACGCGCCACGTTAATTTGTTCCCAGTTCGACCAATTCGCGTGCTCGACAATGAAATTGTCGGTCGATCCGTAACCGTCAAGCTCGGCGACGATCCGCACCGCTGGACCGCCGCCCGCTAATGTGATGCGCGCCTCAACGCCACCATCGGATGCGTGCCAATCGTCCGGATCAGTAGCCCAGCACGAACGGTACTCCACGCCGTAATGGTGCTCGTTCCAGTTCCAATTATTAAACTCGTCTAAATCCGAATCTCGAAACGCGCCCTTGTATGTAGCTTCTTCCAATTTCCAGTGTTGGTCTGTTACTTCAACAATCCGGCGAATGCATGCCCACACGCTATTGTCGGAATCGCCTAGAGTTTCTAATTGGGCAAGGGCGAGCTCATGAATCGGGCTCTCGGTTTTATGTACTAACATAGTTTCGTTTTCCTATTAGTGCGCTACGGTTTGTAGCGTTACGCGGATTGTATAGGATTTCGCGCATAAAAAAAGCCCGCACTTGGCGGGCTTGTATTGTGATCGTTGCGATCGGTTAAGTGTGGGAGTAGCCGTCGCGCTCTATCCCTATGAACATGTCCGGCACGGCTGCCAGTAGGCAATCGTCATAGTGCAGCTTAATAACGTCGCGCTCGATCCAATCAAGAAACCCCGTATTCACAAACCCCGCGTGATCAGTATCGCGCACGTGCTGCTCGAAAACGCGCACTAATGAGGCGGATTGCTCGCGGGTGGGTAGATAGTCGCCGATTGCCCACGGCTGGTTTTTAAAAATTGCTTCAGGCGGCATTGCTGGATATCCCGGAGTTAATACCGAAACGGGGTAATGATCACTAATTGCTGCACCCCCAATCCGAGCGGGGATCACGACCGCGTAATTGCAAACGTCGCAACATTGGCCATCGCGGACCGGCGCGGCATTATGACCATGCGCCCAGCCATTAGCTTGCGGTTTGATGGCGTCACCACAGATAACGCATTGTGGGGTTTCGGTGTTTTCATCATTCATATTTGCTGATCCTAATAGTGCGCCTCGGTTTGAGGCGTTGACGACAGTCTAAGATATATCCCATGCAAAGAAAAGCCCGCTCGAGGCGGGCTTGTGTTGGTTAGTGGATCGGTTTACGCGGCGCGTGCAATCGTTTCCCATTGGTTGCGCGGCAGATCTAACACTGTGCGACCGTTTGAATACCAATCGTCGAGACTATCCGCGTCGGCAGTGTGGGCAACCGCTGTTACCGCGTTAACAATCGTCGCGCGAGTGATCGGCTTGTTGGTGTAGCCCGGCTGCTGGATCGTTTGCATTAGCCCGCTCAATATATCGCCGCCAGATTTTTTGGGCAGTTTCAATACAGATACGACCGCGTCGACCACGCCTTGCGGATTCATCAAACCGTTTTCGACTACGTCGCCGTGCGCCTGACGCATCAATTCAACGTGCGCATCGAATGACTCGCGGCTGCCGTACGCTGCAACCACATCGCGCAGTTTCAATTCTAACGCTTTGTTGTCCGCGTTCTTAGCTTCATCGGTTAACAGCGCCCACTGATCGCCACCACGCGCGCTAGTCACGTGCGTATGGCGTGATTTGTTCTCGGTCGTGCAACCGTTAAGACACCATAGCGTCCAAGCCAATTGGGAAACCTCGACAGATCCCAAGCCAACCTCACTATTTTTTAAAAGTATGCCGTTAGCCATAGTGTCGCCGACTGCCGGTTCCGCTATTTGGTTTTCCGATTTGAGGCGCATATACAGCCGCTGATCGGTAACCGTGCCATTTACAATTTTCCAGTTCGCGTCCGAGTCAATCAACTGCGGCAGCGCCGCTTGCACCAAATCGACGTTATCAAAAGTTTTGAACTTGTCGCTGACAATGGCGCGGCAAATAGGGTTCTCGCCGTCAAACGTGCGGATCATTTTGTTTTTAGGCTCATTCACAAGAATTTTGTTCACGAGCGCGTCGAACTCCGGCGCGTAGTTTTCATTGTCTCGCAACCGGCGAGCGGTTCTAACATCTATGTCGCAGTTGCCCGCTAGTTGCTGGAACGCAACCTCGTTGGTTTCAAAAAATTGTGTGGGTTCACCACGGTTAGCTTCGAACACTACGCTAGTGCGGCCATCGGTCGTTTGTACCTGTAGCTCGCTAGTGGGCGCTATGTAGTCGGCTTTACGGGAAGCTTGC